GGGGGATGCGCGCGAGGGGGATTAGATCAGTACGTCGCAGGCACCGGCAGCGTGCCCAAACGCTGGAACTGTTGTGCGCTCGACCCACTGACAAACACCGGGTTGTTGCTGCCGCGCGACTGGCAGTGATCGAGCCACTGCACCGCGTTATGCGAGACGTAATAGCCGGCATTGCTGTTTGCGCCGGTTGAAACGCTCCCGTCGTCCTGGCAGTCGATGTTCCACGAACGCGAATCGTCGATATCGATGAACGTCGGGCCGACACACCCGGCGCCGTAGGTGCGGATGCGGACCCCGCGACAATCGCCGTGCAGCGTGCTCGCGTTGTCGTTGTTAATCCCATCGTCAGTGCGACCATTGTCCATCGATACGCAATCGATCTCGATCACGCGCGTGGGCAGGTTGTTCGTGGCGCCACGGTGGTAGTTGAATCCATCTGCCGCATTCCCGCTCGCGCGGCACTTGTGGAATATCGCCAGCGGCAGGCCGGAGAGCGCCACACCGTTGACCATGCCATCGCCGATATTGCTGGCCGCGTACAGAAATTCGCAGCGATCAAACACTGCGCGAGCGTTTTCGGTCAGCAGCGCGTTCTCGGTACGGAAACACCCGTAACTGCCGCCCTCGATCGCGATCCCGCGCACGAAGATCCGCACGGGGTTGGTCATGTACCCCTGCGTCACAGACAGCAACGGCGTCACGAGGGCGTCCGGTACGCGCTCATCGGACAGATGTACCCAGCACAGCGTCCCGTTCGTTGCCCATGTGCCGGCTTCCGCTTCGCAAAGCGCCTGCGTCGCCACTTTTTTCAGCACCTGCGCAGTGCCACGGGCATTGATGATCTTGCGATCAACCACGCTACACACCGTCGAGCGCGAAAACTCGTATGTGTTGTTTGTCGTCAGCGTGTACGGGCCGTTGTTTTCCCACCGCGCCGACGTGACGACCGGGCCACCGATGGCGATGATGTTGCAGTCATGGGCCGGCGATTTGTCGCCCCACGTCCGGTTGCGGTCGTAAATGCCTGCGCGGACATAGATCGTGGTCGGCCCGGCCATAGATTCGATGGCCTTGCCGACGCTTCGATACGGAGTTGCGTAGGCGCCGTTGCCGGTCGAATCGTTGCCGTTAACATCAACCCAAAACGTCGCAGTTGTCGGCACAATCCAGTCGTCGGGCGAAAAATCGTGCATCAGCACGCCGTTCTGCCGCCACACCCGGATTGGCGGCGCCCAGCCGAACGCCGCGGGCGGGCTCAGACTCTCGGAGCCGAATACGACGCTCGTCTCAGCGTCGAGCCGCTGAATTCCAACCCCCCCACCCGGTCCACTCACGGCCCGAACCTCTTGCCCTACCGGCGGGGCGGCCCTTTCCAGGATGCTGCGCTTCACGACATCACCTCCCAGCTTGCCGCCAGCGCTGCCCCCGCGCCCGCAAAGTGCAGCTCCATGCGGTGCCAGAGCGTGCAGTTGATCGCCAGCTGCGTGTTCGCCGCGGCGGCCAGCGTCGGCGCGCGCGGCGCCGGGGTCACGACAAGGTAGCCATCTGCGGCAGTCACCGAGCCCGGCGTGATGTCTCGCAGCGGCGCGTTCGGCGTCGCCTTTGCGTAGAGCTTCCAGCCGGTCACGGCCGATGCGCCCTTGTTTTCCAGGTCGACGCGCAGGATGCTCGCGCTGTAGCCCGGGTTGTCGATCACGACAACCGGCTCCAGGCTGGCGGTCAGGGTGCGGTTGGCGGTTCTGCTCACGGGGATCTCCAGCGATACGAAAAAGGTGGGGGTTTCCAGACCTCTCGCCCGTTATCCACCCCCGAAAAGGTTGGCGGGCCGAGGCAGTCGCGGGGCTCCCGGGGGCAGCGGCTGCCAGCCGCCCCCGATCACTGCCCCTGCGGGAGGAGTCCCTTACGCCACGACGGCCTTGTACAGGCCGCGGTAGTCGGTCACCGCGCCGCCATAGACGTGGCGGATCTTGTAGGTGATGGCATCGTTGCTGAAGAGGCTGCCGACCGTCGGGCTGTCCTGCAGGAAGAGCTCCGGCTCCTCGCGGCCGTCGAGGAACCCGACCTCGACCGAGGGCACGTCCATCGGGTCCGCAGACGCCGCCCAGTCGTTCGCATCGGTCCAGTACCAGACCGGGATGATTCGCGGGGCCTGGGTCTGGATGAAGCTCTGATCGTTGTTGGTCCCGCGCTGCTGGAAGAGATCGAACGCCGTTTCCTCGAGTCCCGCCGGCACCCACAGGTTGCGCGGGGGGATCCCGAGGCGATCACCCGAACCAGCTTCCTGCTGGGCCATCATCGCATTGCGCGCCGCGCTCCAGCTGCCGGACGCAAGAGCGGCCGCGCCGAGGTTGCCGTGCGTCGCGTGGAACAGCGCCACGGTGTCGTAGATGGTCGGGTTGGTGCGAATGAAGTCGAGCACGAACTTTCCAAGCGTGCGCTTGGCTGCGCGACTCATCTTGGTCGGGATCTGGCGGATCAAGCCAACGTCGTCATTACGGATCATCTCCATGGTGATCTTCGCCAGACGACCGACCTTGCCGGCCTTGTAGCTCGCCGACTCGTCGCCCGGGACAGCCCCGTCGACGTAATCGGCGCCCTCGGCCACGGCGGGCAGGTCACCGAAGCCGCCCCAGCGCGTGCGCTCCTGGGTGCGGAAGTCCGAAACCGGAACCACGTTGGCCAGGAAGCGCCACACGTCGAACTGCGTCTGCGTACGGTAGTCGGCGAGCATGCGCCGGGTGATCGAATCGCCCAGCACCTCGGCGAACGTTGCCGAAGTCATCGTCGCCTCGACGAACCGCCCGCCCAGGCTCTCGCGCAGACGCGACATGTCGCAGTCGCGCAGCGCACCGGTCACCCGACTGTCGCCAGTGATCTCGACGTAGCACTCGCGGAAACTCTGTGCGCCGGAATGGTCCTTGTGGGCAGGGTCGAAGAAAGCGTCGAGCATGCCGTTGATCTTGACGCTGCGATCCTCCACCTGGATGGCCTCGTCGAAGTGGATCACCGGCTTGCCGCTCTCGGTGAAGCGCGCCAGGTACGCGCGCTCGTCCTCGATCGCCTTGCTCACATCCGCCGCGGTGAAAACCGCTTGCGCCTCGACAAAGCGGGCGAGCAGCTTGTCCTTGGCCGGCTGCGGCAGCTTGGCGGCGCCGACCAGGTCGCGCGCGGTGATGCGGGCCTCCACCAGGCGCACCTGGTCCATGGCATCGGCGGCCGCCTTGGCATAGCCGTCGGCCTGCTGCGTGGCTTGCGCCGGGGTGGTCTTCACCACCTTGGCTTCCAGGAAAGCGGCCTCGATCTGCTCGTCGGTCGCGTTGGCGTCGTCGAAAGCGGGGTTGTGGGCCTTGATGGCCTCGATCATGCGTTGGCGCAGTGCCATGTCTTCATCCTCCAGGGGGAGCGGGTTTGCTTGGGCTTCGACGATGCGCAGCAGGGCACCGCCCGCACCGGGTTCAACGATCAGGTCAACGGAATTGACCTTGGTGATTTGCACGGCGGCACGCACCTTGCGCCCGCCGATGGTGGTGACCTTGGCGCGCGCGTCGGCGTCGATCGAAAAGCCGAACAGGCTGCTCATGCCGCGGGCGTGCGCCTCGCGCACCCGCACCGCCACCTCGCCGTCGGGCTGGATCAGGTGCAGCTCGGCCTGGATCTCGCCGCTGTCGGGCGTGGCGCCCTCGACGAAGCGCGCGTTGCGCAGCTGGCCTACCAAGTTGCGGAAGGACTTGCCCGGCGCGATCGCCTGCGTGCCGGCCGCGACGTGCTCGGCGTCGCTCTTCTCGAAAACGCGCGCGCCTTCCACGAGGCGCACGGCGTCACGCAGCACGGCGTCGGGGTAGTAGTTGCGGTTGCCGGACTCGCCCGCGCGGATCACGCGGATCAGCCACACGCCGCCCGCGGGCTCGCCGATCGCCTCCAGGAAGGCCGCGTCTCCGCGCGCCTCGGTCATGCGGGCGTTGGTGTCCACGTGCTGCATCACTTGCTCACGCGGCGTGCCCAGCGTGACGGTGTTGTCGGCGTTCAGGGTGAAGGGGTAGGCCATCATCCGGCCGCGCGCATTGACGATCACGCGGTCGGGGTAAAGCGCCTCGAGGTCCCAGTACTCGCCCGTTTTCTCGCGCAGCGCCTGCGATACGAGCGTGGCGACCTGGCGCACCTCGGTGGTGGCGGCCTCGATCAGCCGCGCCCCGACGATGCCATGGGCCGGGATGCCTTTCATGACCAGGCCTTGCCGCCCTTGCGCGCCGGCGCCTTGCCGGTCAGCTTCTCGCCCGAGGTGGTCACCACGGTGATCACGTCGCCGCGCACGCGGTTGGCGAACACCTCGTCGGCGCCGATCGGCACCTCGACGTCACGGCCGGTGAGCTTGCCGTCCTCGCCGATCTCGGGCGCCGGGCGGAAAACCAGCTTGGCGGCCTGCTCGGCCGGCAGGTCCATGGGGTGCTGCGGGGTGGGTTTGTCCATTGCTGCGCTCCGTCAAGGGCGGTGGGGGGAAATGACGGAGCGAGCATGGCGCCTCGCGCGAGAGGCGCAGAAGTAAAGGGATTTGGGCTTTTCGGGGCGGGCGCCCCGAGGTGCGCGGCTCAGCCCTGGCGGGCGGCGTTGCGCACGGCAGCGCGCGCGCGGGCGTTCTCTGCGGCGTCGTTCTCGGCAATCTCGTCTTTCACGGTGCGCTCGAGCCCGTACGGGTTGTCCTTCGGCACCACCGGCACCGCAGCGCAGCCGCAGTTGATCGTGTGCCGCGCCGGCGCGCGCGGGTCGCCGGGGTACATCATCTTCACCGCGCCGCCCTCGAGCACGAACGGCTTATCCACCGGCTGAGTTTGCCCATGGATCGCCACATGCTCCGGCCGCGCCTCGCGCTTGCCGCTCTTCAGCCACTTCTTCTGCAGCCCGGGCACGTACTGCGCGCTTTGCTCCATGCGCAACTGGTTTGCTGCCGCAAAGGCCCGGTTGAGCTCGGTCGCAACGATCGTCGTGCCCCGGCGCAGCGTCTTCTCGCCCAGCGCCTCGCTCACGGCCTTGATCGCATCGAAGGGCGTCTTCACACCAATCGTCACCAGGCCCAGCTCGCTGTTGATCAGGTTCGCCGCGTCCAGCGTCACGTCCTTGATCTTCTCCGTCAGAAACTGCCGCATCGCAGACAGCTGCCGCGTGTCCAGCTGCGGCATCACCACCGACACCGCCGACGCCGCCAGCACGCCATCCACCAGCGCCGAGCCCTGCCGCCACGCCGCCACCTGGCCGGCATCCACCGCCGCCGCCACGTCTCCGGCGATCAGCTCGAGCACGCGGCGCACCTCGCCCTGCAGCTGCGGCAGATACCACGCCTGGTAGTCGCTCGGCAGCGCCGCCAGAATCGCCAGGATGTCGGCGTCCGCCTTCTGCAGCAGCGCGCGCAGCTCGGCCAGCGTGCCGTTGATCAGCCGCGTGCGCCCGCCCAGCGCCGCGTTGAAGGCCTCGGTGGGCGTCGTCACAGCCGCCCCTCGGCCTCGGGGTCGTCACGCCGCCGGCACGGCGCGCGCGTGTTCCACGCGCAGGTCGCCGCGTACATCGCCTCGTCGCGCAGCCCATGGTCCGGCCCCGGGCGGTACTGCACATCCTGCCCCTGCGCACGGCACTCGATGCAGCAGCACAGCGCCCGGCGCGCGCCCAGCATCCAGCTCACGTCCACCAGCTCCGCAACCCCGCCGCAGAACGGGCAGGGCAGCAGCTCGGGCAGCTCGGGCAGCGCCTCGCCCCGCAGCGGCTCGGGGGCCGTCGTCGGAAGCCCTTCCGGGGCAAGCGTGCTCACGCCTCACCCCGCTCGTCGCCCGGCGCCGCGTCGGGCTCCGGCTCCGGACCCGGCCCCACAAAGGCATCCCGCGCCGCGCGCGTCTCGGCGCCCTCGCGCGCCTGGCGCAGCTCCTCGGCCGGGTCGATCTCCACCCCCAGCCGCCCCGCCACCGCGGCCACTAGCGCCACGCCGGTCTCCTCGCCCATCAGCCCGGCGTTGATCGCCATGCCCACCGCCTGCACCACCTGGCCCAGCGCCGCCGCGTACTTGGTCGTGTCGCGCGCCGTCATCTCCGGGAACACCGCCTCGCACGCCAGGCGCTCGTCCCACCAGTCCGGCTCGCCGCCCTCGGCGATCAGCTTCTGGCGGATCACGTAGCGGCCCACGCTCTCGAGCATGTGCTTCAAAAAGCGCTGGCGCATCGAGAAGGCCTTGAATGTCGGCTCGCCCATGCTGTC